TGCCGCGGGGAGGGATGGGCGATGATAAGCGAGGCCGATAAAAACGAAATGTGCCGAATGCGCAGGCTTGGCTTTACGCTGGACTATATCGCCAAGGCGACAGGATATTCAGCTTCCAGCGTTGCAAACGTGACCGCATGCGTGGAACGGCCATTGGCAAGCATCGGGAAGGATAAGCAGATCGAAGCAATGATACATAAGCTTGTGCGGTATCGGCCACCGGGCGCTGGCGTACAGCGCGAAAAGCGTCCGTGCGAACACTGTCAATGGCGAATGAACAAGGAGGACCCTGTTGTCTGCGGAATTTGTTATCGGGAGGTGTTCGGGTGACATTCAAGGAGTACAAAAAGCTGTGGGCTCTCCCTGCTGACATAAAAGCCCGGGAAAGCCGGATTGAAAAACTGCTCCGGCGGAAAGATACCATTGCGCAGGACGCGGTACACGGGAGCGCGGAAAATTTCCCCTACACAAAGCATACGGTCATTATCCGCGGGGTGGAAACCGATGCCGACGTTTTGGCCATGCAGGAAAGACTGAAAAAGCTCAACGATGAATACGACCGGCTGTACGGCAGGGCACTGATCGAGATAGAGGATATCACAGATCCCGAGGTGCGTGTGGCAATCAGCCGCAGGAGCTTTGACAGCTGGAGCTGGGCGGAGGTTGCGCAGGAACTGGGAGCCATTAGAGATGCAGAAGCCGTTAGAAAGTCTGTATATGATTATTTCAAAAAGAATCAATCGTAAAACAAATCTCCGTTTTTTCCGCTTTTATAATGCTATAATTAAAATCGAGAAAGTGCATCGGGAAACCGGTGCGCTTTCTTTTTGTTCTGGTTCTCCCCTACCCGCTTGCGCGGGCTTTAATCATATGTCCTGAGAGAGGAGGCGCGTGTTGGGCAATCCCAGGTATGCAAACGGCTCGTTGCGCCGTAAGTATCGTGCCAGATTTAAAGCGATGGAGGCCGAGTGCGGCATATGCAAGGGCCGTTTCGGTCCGATTCACTATGACGAGCCTTCTGATTCCTCGCATCCACTTTCTTTCGTCATTGATGAAATTAGACCAGTTTCAAAGTGGAAAGCATTCGGATACGCCTCTCCTAGAGCAGCAGCAGAGGACTGGACGAATCTGCAGCCTGCACACTATTTTTGTAATGCACAAAAAGGCAATAAAACGAGCTTTTTTGATGCAAATATCGGCGAAAAGCTTACAAAAGACCCCACAGTCAAAGACGGCGAATGGTAGGTTGGGGGGATACCCCCTCCCCACCCCAAAGGCGACCCCTTTGCCGTCCAGCGCCGATTTACACACAGGGAATTTTTGAAAGGGTGGTTTAAATCGTGAAGATGAAAAGTGTAACCGCCCGGGGTGACCGGCTGAAACAGCTCAAAACACTTGCGGGTGTGCTAGCAACCAGCATAGATAGCTGTGAAAATGCAAGGGAATTGCCTGCACTGGCCAAGCAGTACCGCGAGACTGTTCGGGAAATTGAGGAGATAGAAGGAGCAGAAAGCAATGGCGACGAAATCGGCGAGATCCTCTCAATCAGACAAGCTGCTGGGAAGCCAGGAGCCGTCCGAAAGAATCGCGCCGGAGTACCGTAGTTCCGACGGACAGGATGCGGCTCGATTGTTAAAAGTAGGCGGTACCATACTGGATCCATGGCAGTGTGACGTTTTGGCGGATTGGATGGGCCGAGATGCTGCTGGGCGCTGGGCGGCGCCTTCCTGCGGCGGCAGCGTCCCCCGCCAGAACGGCAAGAGCTTACTGGTACAGGGACGGTCCATAGCGGGGATGCTATTGTTCAACGAATCTGTTATTTACACCGCGCACCTCCAAAAAACGGCAACAGAGACGTTTGAGGAGATGCGCGATTTCTTTGAGGGAGCCAAACTGCGCCGACATGTGGCTGAAATTAAAACTGCGCTTGGCCGCGAACAAATTATTTTGAAGAGTGGCTCACGCATCAAGTTTCTGGCTCGCACCCGGAATGGCGGACGCGGCCAGCATGGCGACCTGCTGATTTTCGACGAGGCCCAGGAGCTGGACGAAACGGCGCAAGGGTCTTTCCTGCCTGCCATTTCCGCCAGTTTGAACCCCCAGACCATCTACGTAGGGACACCGCCCGGACCGGACGTGACCGGCACCGTTTTTCGGGAATTGCGTCGCCGCGCCCTTGCCGGAGAATCCCGGCGCACTGCCTGGTTTGAGTTTTCCGTGAAGGAGATCGGGAACGTGAAGGACAAAAACCGATGGGCAAAATCAAACCCGGCGCTGGGGCGGCGCATCCAACTCTCCACAATTGAGGGTGAGGCCGAACAGCTTGACCCGGACACCTTTGCCAGGGAACGCCTCGGCTGGTGGAGCCCGGTGCACACAGAACAGGTAGATCACGCCATCGACAAGGATGCCTGGAATAAATGTGCCAGCGATGACACGAAGCCTGAGGGCAAAACCGCATACGGCGTTAAGTTTGCTGCTGATGGCAGCGCAGTCTGTCTGTGCGGCGCGGTGATTCCGAAAGATGATCCGGCCCGCATCTCTCTTATCGAGCTGCAGCCCGGGGGGCGCGGCCTTACATGGCTTGTCGACTGGCTGAATGAGCGGTATTCCAAGGCAAGCTGTGTTGTGATTGACGGAAGAGGCGGTGCTGACGTGCTGGTGGACAGGATCAGCGATACCTGGCGCATGAAGGGAGCTGTAATCCGGCCCGCCGCTAAGGATGTCGTGGCTGCTGCGGGGCTTCTGGTCAACAGCGTCAACGAGGGCGAGCTGACATGGTATAGACCACAGGAAATTTTGCGAGACAGCGCCGTGACCGCTGCCAAACGCCCTATAGCGGGAGGTTTTGGGTTCGGCGGGGAGAACAGCCTGCCGATTGAAGCGTGCGCCCTTGCACTGTGGGGAGCGAAAACAAGCAAACGAGACCCGACGCGGAAAATGCGTATCGGATAAGGGGTGAAACGATGATCACATTGAACTTTGGAACCGTGCGGGGCCTGACCGTCGAGGAACTGCGCCAGTTGTGCGATTTGGCTGATGTGTACCAATACCACCAGGGCCGCAACGCAATAAAGGACAAGTATTACGAGGGCCATGTGACGCTGAACGATGTGAACCTCGGCATCGCACTGCCGCGGGGACTGCGGAATCTGGAAGTGGGCTGCAACTGGGGTCAGAAGGCCGTAGATGCTCTGGCATCCCGCAGCATGTTCGACGGCTTTGTGGGCAGCGGTACGGCGGCGGACACAGTGGCTCAACTGGTGAACGGAAACCGGCTGCTGGCTGAATACGGCAAGGCTTGCCGGGATGAGTTGAAATATGGCTGCGTATTCGCCACCCTGTCATCCGACCCTATGCTGAAATGCCGCATCCGATTTCATTCACCTGCTACTTCTGCAGCACTGTGGAGCGGTGAAAAAGGACGCATCAGCTGCGGTCTCGCTATCATCGACACAGTGCCGGATGAAAAAGACGAAGGCACATGGCGGCCTCACATCGTCAATCTGTACACGGACGACGCGGTGATCGTTCTAACAGAACGAAATAGCATTTGGACAGCGGAGCGACACACTCATAGAATGGGCCGCCCCCTGATGGAGCCTCTGCTCTGGAATGCCACAACTGGTAAGCCCTTTGGGAGGTCACGCCTCAAGCGGGCGGTACGCGCTCTTATCGACGATTATATCAGGATTGTGGCCAACGCCACCATTGCGCTGGAGTTCGATACCACTCCACAAAAGTATTTGTTGGGTGTGACCGATGAACAGTACGACGTTATCATGTCGGATAAATTCAAGCAGTATGTGGGAAGTCTGCTGGCATCCACCAGCAATCCGGAGACTGGGGAAAATCCAGTGTTCGGGCAGCTGGCACAAGGCAGCCTTCAGCCGCATGTAGACAAGATGCGCATGACGGCCACCCAGTTCTCAGCGGCCACTGGATTGACCATCACCGATGTGGGAATTATCAACGACGCGAACCCCACCAGCAGTGATGCCATTCTGGCCCAGAGCCAGACGCTGGTGCTCATGGCTCAGCAGTTGAACACGGGGAACGGCGACGCGCTGAAAACCATCATCCAGATGGCACAGGCCATCGTCCGGGACGTTCGTCTGGATGAGTTGACCACAGAGGAACTGGACATCATGCCGCACTTCAAAAACCCGGCCATGCCCAGCGTGGCGGTGACAGCGGACGCGGCAATCAAGATTGCTTCCGCCCGAAAGGAATTTTCCAGCACCGACACGTTCCTCGAAATGATTGGTTTCGATCAGGCGGACATCCGGCGCATCAAGGCGCAGGAGCAGCGGATGCGCGGCCAGCAGTTGATTGTCGAGGTGGACAATGCGGATAACGGAGAAGACGTGGATTGAGTACATCACCCGGCTGGCGAAAATTAACGAGACCGCCGGGCAAAAAATGGCCGATTACATCGCCCGCCACGGCACGCAGGATACGGACGCACTGATTGCTTATGCGCAGGCGCTGGTGCAGAAATACGGCGAGGGAAGCGCAGAACTTGCCTGCCAGATGTACGATGCTATGGCAGAGGCATCCGGCGCAGATGTGCCGCCCGCAGTGCCTGCCGAACCTGCAGATTACAACGAGACCGCAAAAATGGTGAACGCTACCAAACAGAGTCCCCCGCAGCTGCAGGGCGGCGTGAGCCGTCTTGTGAAGCGCGCCGGGGCGGATACCACGCTGAAAAACGCTATCCGCGACGGCGCTGAGTGGGCATGGGTACCGTATGGGGATACATGCCCGTTCTGCATCACGCTGGCAAGCCGCGGCTGGCAGAGGGCCAGTAAAAAGGCCCTGAAAGGCGACCATGCCGAGCACATCCACACACACTGCAATTGCGAGTACGCGGTGCGCTTCGACAGCCGCACAACCGTGGCTGGATACGACCCGGAAAAATATCTGAAGCAGTATGAGGACTATGGCGGCGACATCAACGCCATGCGCCGGGCGCAGTACGCCAAAAACAAGGACAAGATCAACGCCCAGAAGCGCGCGGCGTATGCGGCGAGGAAAGAGCGCAGCGGACCAATTGATGTTCTGAAAGAATATCTGCGCACGGCAACACCCGGCATTGGCTCCATCACCTTTGATGAGGGTTATGACCGCACACGCCACGCAGCAGAAATAGAAACAGCACAATGGCTGCACTACAACCTCGGCGGCAACATTGTGCTGTTGAACGAATCAAATATACAGGGACAGAAAATGCCAGACTACTTATGGAGGGAACATTTGTGGGAGTTAAAAATCGCCTCCTCGGTTAATAGCGCAGATTTATCGATGCGTCACGCCTTAAAACAAATCGCTGATAACCCAGGAGGTATTGTTTTAAGTCTTGCAAACGAACTAATTGACATAGAACAGTTAGAAAAACAGCTGACGAGACGATTTTTGCGGGGGAACGTGGAAACGATTGATATTGTATTGAAACAAGGAAATGACCTGTTGAAAATTCTCAGATATAAAAAATAACAGGGCCGGTCATAGCAGCCCTGTTGGGGTAGAGGAACTCATCTCTATGACTGATGGTAGGTCCCCCCTCCGATTATTAGTATAAATAAACTATCTCATATTGTCAATGGGAAGTATGTCATCAGCGCTTTTGCTTTATATGCAAGGGCGCTTTTTCATGCCTGTTTGCCCTGCATGAGGGGCGGACAGGCAATATATATCCAAATATGCCCGGCACGGCGTAAAACTGTACAGCCCGAGGGAGCGACCCCGTAAAAAGCACAGGGCGGAAAGGATTGAATATGAAGCGCGAGGAAGTAAAGGGGATTCTCCCCGACATCACCGATGAGCAGCTCACCAAAATCATGGATCTGCACGGCGCGGACATTGAGCGCCAGAAGCAGACCATCACCACGCTGACCACCGAGCGGGACGCCGCGCGGACGCAGCTTGGTGAGGCCAACAAGAAACTGGAGGGCTACGACCCCGACTGGAAAAATAAGGCCGCAGAGGCAGAAAGTAAAGCCAAGGCACAGGTGGCCGCACTGCAGAGCGATTTTGCCGCCCAGAGTGCCGTGTCCGGTGTCCGTTTTTCCTGCGAGAGCGCCAGAAAAGCCTTTCTGGCAGAGCTGAAGGCAAAAAATCTGACCCTGCAGGACGGCAAGCTGCTGGGCTTTGATGACTTCCTTGCCGACTACAAAAAGACCGACCCCAACGCCTTTGTGTCCGGCTATCCGAACGTAAGGGACGGCGGGGATCCAAACAACCAGCCTAGTGGGACCGCCAGCGAGCAGTTCGCTGAGTGGTTCAACCAGGTCATGAAGTAAAGGAGAAAAAAAATATGGCATCTAGTGGATCTACTATTGACATTAACCGAACGACTTCTATCTCACTCCCCCCTGCTGTTTCCGGCGATATTTTGCAGAAGACGCAGGAATCCTCCGCCGTTATGCGTCTGGCTCGTCGGATTGCGTTGCCCGGCCTTGGCGTGACCGTGCCGATCATTACCGGCGATCCTGAAGCCGGCTGGGTCGGAGAGACCGAAAAGAAACCGGTCAAGCGCGGCACTCTGGCAACCAAGCAGATGGCCCCTTACACGCTGGCAGTCATCGTGCCTTTCTCCAACCAGTTCCGACGCGACGCGAAAGCGCTTTACGACGCCATGGTGCAGCGGCTGCCGGGCGTGTTGGCCAAGAAGTTCGACGCCACTGTTTTCGGCGCGGCTGACGTGCCCGGCTCTAATTTCGATTCTCTGGCAAAATGCACTGCTCAGAGCATCCTGACCGATGCCTACGGCGGACTTGTGGCAGCGGACGCGGACATTGCTGACCATGATGGCATTCTGAACGGCTGGGTTCTTTCCCCGAAGGCGAAATCCATGCTGCTGACTGCCGTGGATGGCAACAAGCGCCCGCTGTTCATCAACAACGTGGCGGATGGAGCGGTTCCGATGATCCTGGGCGCGCCTGTCAAGCAGAGCAAGGGCGCTTACATCGCCGAGACTTCCTCCGCCGATGCAGTCGTGGGCTTTGCAGGCGACTGGACGCAGGCTGTGTACGGTACTGTGGAGGGCGTACAGATCGCCATTTCCGACCAGGCAACACTGACCGACGGCGAGAGCACCATCAATCTGTTTGAGCAGAATATGTTCGCCGTCCGCGCCGAGATCGAGGTCGGTTTCCGCTGCGACACCTCCGTATTCAACAAACTTACGGGCAAGGCAAAGACGGGTGGCTAACCATGGCGGAGTTCATCAACAGCTTAACGGGGACGCGCATGTGGGTGGCTCCGGGACGCGAGGGGGAATACCGCCTTGCGGGTCACAAACCTGTTGAAAAGGATGCTGCGGGGGCCAGAACGGCCCCCGCGCTTCCAGAGAAAACGCCCAGGCAGGCCCGAAAAAAGTGTGCGCCCGTAAAGAAATGAGGTGCGGCGATGAAATATGCTGAAGTATCAGATGTTGAAGCAGGATTTCGCCCCTTGAGTGACGATGAGGCCGCGCGGTGTGACGCAATGCTGGAGGAGGCCGCCATCATCATCGATGCATACAGCAAAGGTGCGGCTGCAGATGCAAAAGCGCTTGTCTCCTGCCGGATGGTGCGCCGACAGCTTGGCAGCGGAGAGGGTGACGCCATCACATTTCCTACGGGAGCGACACAGGGTTCAGTGGCGGCTCTCGGATATTCACAAAGCTGGACCATGAACAGCGGCAGCGTGGGTGAGATGTATCTGTCCAAGATTGAAAAGCGGCTGCTTGGCATCGGAAACAAAATCGGCTGCTACAGTCCGCTGGAAGGGGTGGCGGCAGAATGATTCATGGCATTACCGTCCGGCTCTATGTAAAGTCGCAGACAGGCACTGATGCATTCAACGCGCCGGTCTATGCCGAAACCCCGATAGACGTTCCCAACGTGCTTGTGGGTGAACCTACAGCAGAGGACATCGTCAACGACCTGCAGTTGTACGGCAAGCGAATCGCCTACACGCTGGGCATTCCTAAAGGGGACGCCCACGACTGGGAAAATGCGATTGTCGAATTTTTCGGCAAAAAATTTCGCACCTATGGCGGCGTGACCCAGGGCATCGAGGATTTGATCCCGCTGCTTTGGAACAAAAAGGTGAAGGTGGAACGGTATGAGTAAATACAAAATCGAACTGAACCAGTCAGGCGTACGGCAATTGCTGCGGTCTGACGAAATGAAGGCGATGCTGAAGGCCAAGGCTGATGGGGCTGTACAGTCGTGTGGGGATGGGTATGCATCCGGAAACTATGTCATGTCCACCCGTGCGGTGGCCCGTGTTTCTGCAGTGTCCATAAAAGCAAAACTGGACAACCTCAAGAACAACACGATTTTGAAGGCACTGAAAAATGATTGAACAAATTGTACTGAACTGCCTGGAGCATGCCATTCCCGTCCCTGTTTTCATGGAAGTGCCGGAAAAACCTCCTCCCGAGTTTTTGGTGGTGGAGAAGACCGGCAGCGGACGCAGCGACAGGATCAGCCGTGCAACGCTGGCCGTGCAGAGTTGGGCGGGAAGTCTTTTGGAAGCTGCAGAGCTGAACGAACGCGTAAAGACGGCCATGGACGACATCATTGAGCTTGACAGCATCAGCGCGTGCCATCTTAACGCAGACTACAACTTTACAGACCCCACAACCAAACACTATCGTTACCAGGCCGTATTCGACCTGGTTTTTTACTGAGAAAGGATGAAGAAAAATGGCGAATGCATCCAACGTTACCACTGGTAAACCCAAAAAGGGCGGCGCGATCTTCAGAGCCCCGCTTGGGTCTACCCTGCCTACAGACGCCACATCGGAACTGGACGAGGCGTTCGTATGTCTCGGCTATTGCGGCGAGGACGGACTGACCAACTCCAACACACCTGAAAGCGACAGTTTGAAAGCGTGGGGTGGCGATACGGTGCTGACCTATCAGACGGCCAAAGAGGACACGTTTCAGTTCAAGCTGATCGAGGCGCTGAACCCAGATGTACTGAAAGCGGTGTACGGCGACGATAACGTGACCGGCACTCTGGAAGCCGGCATCACGGTCAAAGCAAACAGTGATGCGCAGCAGGCCGTATCATGGGTCATTGAGCAGGTGATGCGCGACGGCGCGCATAAGCGGATTGTGATTCCCTCTGCTGCGGTCACAGAGGTTGGCGATATCACCTATTCAGACGAGGACGTTGTAGGTTATGAGACGACTATCACAGCCACGCCGGACGACAGCGGCAACACTCATTACGAATACATCAAGGCGAAAGGGGTAGCGTGATGATCGAGGGAAGAACCAAAAGCGGATTTGAATATTCCATCGAGGAAGACAACATCGACCAAGAGCTTCTGGATGCTCTGGCTGAGGCCGATGACGGAAACCCACTGAAAATCAGTAAAGTCATTCGACTGATGCTGGGCGATAAACAACGCAAGCGGCTGTATGATCATCTACGCGACGAGAAAGGACATGTACCAATCAAAGCGGTCATTGACACATTCAGCGAAATATTGGTCAACGACGGTACAGGCGGAAAAAACTCCTGATCCTCGCGGCGATGGTCTCAGCCGACGAGGATGCACTGATTTGTGACTTTGCAGAGACCTATCATGTGCTGAATTTCCGTGCGCTTCCGGTCAGGCTGGCTGCCACATTGGCGGCCGGTCTGCCGGAAACCTCGCGAATCCGCATGAAGATGGCTGGCGCAAATGTGTCCATGTCTCTATTGATGCAGGCGGCCATGGTGGACAGGCTGAGTTTGTTGGTCTGGATGCAGACCAAGGACGGGCATAAGAACCAGCGACGTCCTAAAAGCATTACAGAATTGCTGACGGGCACAGAACAACGTGGTTCAGTACAAGCGTTCGACAGCGCGGATGAGTTCTGGGCGGCGATCCGTGCCGCTGACGAAGGGAATTGATCAAATGGCGGAAGGAATAGAACTCGGCAAGGCATATGTGCAGATTATCCCAAGCGCAAAGGGGATCGGCGCAAAACTTGGCGAGGCATTGGGAAACGCTCCTGCACAGGCCGGAGAATCTGCTGGGCAGACACTCGGCGGGAAAATGGTAGGTGCCATCAAGGCAGTCATCGCTGCCGCAGGGATTGGAAAAGCCTTTTCAAAGGCAATCACGGAAGGAGCAGCCCTTGAGCAAAGCCTTGGCGGTGTGGAGACACTGTTTAAAGAAAATGCGAAAGCAGTCAAAAAATATGCTGCCATGGCATACAAAACTGCGGGCGTCAGCGCGAATAGCTACATGGAACAAGTCACCAGCTTCTCGGCAAGCCTGTTGCAGAGCCTCGGTGGCGACACTGCAAAGGCCGCCGAGTATGCTAACCGTGCATTAGTGGACATGTCCGACAACGCCAACAAGATGGGCACCGATATGGGTTCTATCCAGTGGGCTTATCAGGGATTTGCAAAATCGAACTATACCATGTTGGATAACTTAAAGCTCGGTTATGGTGGTACCAAGGAAGAAATGAAGCGGCTCATCAGAGATGCGTCTAAGATGACTGACATTCAGAAGAAACTCGGAATTGAAGTAGACGCCTCCAGCATGTCCTTCGGCAATGTGGTCAACGCCATCAGCGTTATGCAGGAAAGCCTTGGTATTGCGGGTACGACATCACAGGAAGCAGCAACCACCATTTCGGGCTCACTCGCTTCCATGAAGGCCGCATTTTCCAATGTGCTTGGAAGTCTGACACTTGGACAGGATATCAAACCCGCATTGAACGGGCTGGCTGACACAGTGACCACTTTTCTGGTTGGCAACCTGCTACCCGCTGTCGGGAATATCCTGCGCGGCCTTCCGTCAGCCATTAGTACATTTATTACCGGCGCCGCACCGCAAATCAGCGAATCCATCGGCCAAGCGCTGGGCAACATTTCTCCGGACTTGAGCGGGATGTGGAAGTCCATCAGCGCCAAGCTCGGCGGAATCTGGTCGTCTTTGACCGGGCTGATGGCTCCGCTTCAGGGTCTATTTTCATCTATGGAACCGCTGATTCTTGGCGTAATGAGCCTTATAGACGCTGCGCTCGGGAAAATACAAGTAGCAATCGATGCACTCAGGCCAGCTATTGAGGCAATAACGCCCGTATTCCGGAGGCTCTTCAGCAGCATCGGAGTTTTTTTGCAGGAACATGCCGATGAACTCGTCTCGGCGTTCGCAGGCATTGCTGCAGGATTCGTTATATTCAAGACTCTGACGTCGGTCGTAAGCGCGATAACATTCATCACAACTGGCATTAGCAAACTGGTTGGCATCATAAAGGCGGCAGGAACAGTAATGAATGTTTTGAAGCTCGCGCTTGCAGCACTTGGGGGGCCAGTTACGCTCATCATCGCGGCGATCGCGGCACTTACTGCTGGATTTATCTATTTGTGGAACACGTGCGAGCCATTCAAACAGTTCTGGATTGACCTCGGCACCAATATCGCAAACTTTGTGAGCAATGCGGCACAGGCTATCGTGAATTTCTTCACGGTTACATTGCCGACCGGCATTCAGAATGCCATCACATTTATCCAACAGCTTCCGGAAAAAATTTCCGCGTTCTTTTCTCAAATCCCGTACATCATCGGGGATTTTTTGGGACAGGCGCTGGGGACGCTGGCGAGCTGGGCGATTCAGCTTCCGCAATTGGCGTTTCAGGCTGCCAGCACATTCCTTTCCAATGTTGTAACATTTTTCTCTGCTCTGCCTGGGAAAATCCTGAACTGGCTGACATCAGCGCTGACCAACGTGACCCGATGGGCCGCGGAGCTTGGACAAAAAGGCGTCGAGGCCGCCAAAATGCTGGTGACCAATACCGTGAACGGAATAAAAGAACTGCCTGGCAAACTGTTAAACATCGGCAGGCAGGCTGTGGAGGGCCTGTGGAACGGAATCATGAACGCCAAAGACTGGCTGCTCGGACAAATCGGCAGCTTTGTTTCCGGGATCATTGACGGATTTACCAGTGCATTCAAAATCGGTAGTCCCTCCCGAGTTATGCGTGACGAGGTTGGCCGCTGGATCACCCCAGGCATTGCCGATGGCATCACCGGAAACATGGGAAGTCTGGCATCGGCTATGGCCAAAGTGAAAGATACAATCGCGGGACAGCTTGGCAGCGTACAAACAAGCGTTTCCGCTGCATTTCGCATCGAACCGGTTGTCCCAGCGCTCGCCTACGCAGGAGGTTATGGCGGGACAACAAATTTTTACCAAACCATCAATACACATGACAGTTTGTCGGAAAGCGAGCTTACGCGCGAAGCTGAAAATCTGTTGGAAAGGAGCCGGTGGAAAAACCCATGAACAGGGACACTATCGTTACATATACGTCCGGCGCCAACAGTATCACATTCTTGAGCAAACACGACAGCGCACTCTGGGTCACCTCCATCACCGGCGCTTCGGGCAACGATGTCGCTGTCAGCGAATCCCAAGGAGCCGGGCAGGTCGGCAGCACCATCAGCAATCAATCCGTGCAGCCGAGGGACATCACCATCAATGGCGCGGTCCTCGCCGCGGTGGAGGCGAACCGCCGCGGCATCCTGGCCTGTGTGCTGCCGGGCGTGGCCGGGCGTCTGACCGTCATCCAGAACGGCGAGAGCTGGTACATCGACGGCGCGCCGAAACGGACGCCGGAATTTTCCGACGGCTCTGTTGTGCAGGACTTTCAATTTGTCTTGCATTGCCCCTACCCATACTGGCGCAGTACGGCGGACGGCAGCGCGCAGGTCGCGGGCCTTACGAAGCTGTTCCAGTTTCCGTGTTCGCTGGCTTCCACCTGGTATATATCCAAATATTCGGACAGCCTGTTCACCGTCGTAAATAACGACGGCACGGCTGCGATAGAATTTGACGTCATATTCACCGCAGCCACCGAAGTAACAGACCCTGAATTTTACCATGTCGAGCGCGGCACCTTTATCAAAATTAATAAGGTGATGGCAGCCGGCGAAAAAATCACAGTCTCTACTGTCTATGGCCGTAAAGGCGTTACGCTCCAGCTCCCGGACGGCACGCAAGCTAACGGCTTCAAATATCTGGATGTCGGCAGCGATCTCAATATGCAGATGGCTCCCGGAACGAATACCATCCGCTGCGACGCGGCCAACAACCGGGAGGGGCTTCGCGTGCAGGTCATCATGCCGAAAGGGGTGGTCCCCGGGATATGACACTCTATGTGTACAACCCCGCCCGGGAGCGCATCGGGCTTGTTGAGGACGTTCGCAGCCTGCAATGGCTATCGGAGTACCAGGACGCCGGAGAAATCAAACTGGTGTGCAGCGCAACAGAGAAAAACCGCGCGCTGCTGGTTGACGGCAACCGCCTGTATTGTACGGAGCAGCCTGAAAGCGCCATCATTCGCCAAACGCAAATAGACGATGACGGAAAGGATGCCAAACTCACCGTGCGGGCCATGTTATCCGCAGCCCGCTGGGCGGACCGTGTCGTTATGGCCACTGAACAGGTGCACAACGCCGAAGCCGGTATGCTGTCCCTCACCACCAAACACCGCCGGGGACTGCCCGGCATCACCGGCGCGGCCAAAGGCATCGCGGTCTCTCTCGATACGCAAATCACCTGGGGAAGTGTGCTGGATGCCGAAATCACTCTCGCTACGGCGTCAGGGTTGGGCTTTCGGGAGGTGTTTGCGCCTGATACGGGTACAGAGGCTTTCGAGGTCTACGAGGGCGTAGACCGCACGCAGGGCGCCGGGTACAACGGCTATTTTGGCGACGACATCGACAATATATCCAGCCTTAAAATTGTCCGTGGGTCGGATGGCTGGAAAAACTATGCGATCATCGGCGGGCAAGGCGAGGGCGTGAACCGAAAGATTGTGACGGCGAGCCTCGGCGCGTATACCGGCGACGATCTGCGGGAACTGTGGGTGGATGCCAAGGACATCGGCACGACCTACCAAATCGCCGCGCCGGACGGCAGCGGCGGCTATACATACACCGAGGCCACCTATACCGACGAGGAATACGCGGCCGCCCTCCAGGCCCGCGGGCTGGAAAAACTGGCGGAGAACCTGCAAACGCTGGAAGTCGATGCGTCCATCGGCCAGGGACTGATGGAGTATGGCCGAGACTACGCGCTCGGCGATATCGTGCCCCTCAAGCTCACCCGGTACGGCCTACGGCTGTCCGCGCGTATTTCGGCTGTTCGCACTATCTACGAGAGTACCGGCAAAAAGGTTACTGCGGTGCTCTCGGACTTCAACCTTACAAAGGAGGCTTTGAGCCGATGATCTGTTTTCCTCTCGACAATACGCCCTACGAAGCCAAGGATATGGGCACTTATCTCGCAACACGCACGCGCGGCGTCTTTTCTGCTGAATCAAATCTCACGGTAACGCCCGGCGAAAACGGCCTGTCCGTATCCGTTTCCCCCGGCCTTGCTTGGCTCAAGTGGTCGGACTATTGGGGTACAGCCGCCTTGCAGGAGCAGGCACTCACTCTCGCTCTGGACACCGCCGACGGCGCACTCAAGCGCATCGACGCAATTGTATGCCGGCTCGATAAGGTGAACAATCGCGCCGAGATCGTGGTAAAAAAAGGCGCTCCATCTTCCGCCCCCATCGTGGTACCGCCTGTACGCGACGCCAATTACGACGAGTTGTATATCGCCACGGTCCTGATCGGCGCAGGCGTCATCAGCATCAGCGCCAGCGCCATCACTGACCAGCGCCTCAACGAAGAATACTGTGGGCTGATGCGCGACGGCGTAACGGGCATTCCCACGGCATCGCTGCATGCGCAGGCCCAGCAGATTTTGACCGAGCTGACCGACGCATTAAATGCGCAGATCGTTCGGCAGTCCGCCGAGTTTGACGCCTGGTTCGACGACCTGAAAGGGAAGCTCGGCGAAGATCCTGCCACGGCGCTGCAGCTGCAGGTGGACAACCTGAATGCGGCGGTCGTGGGAGATGCATTTCAGNCTGGCAGGCGGCACGCTGACGGGCTTCCTGACGCTGCATGCCGCGCCTGCGACGGATATGCACGCCGCCACGAAGAAATATGTAGACGACAAGATGGCGGCTTCCGGCAGCGGTGATATGACAAAAGCTGTTTATGACCCGGGCGGACGCGAGCTGCCGTATATCCCCAAGCAGGACGTTGATGCCCTGGCATGGGGCGGTGATTTTGGAGCGTCCGGCGCCCCCGTCTCCATCGCCTACGCGGGCGCAAACCGTATCGCGTCCATAACCGCCTACGGTGAAAACGCACAGGGCGGGACAATGGAGGCTCCTGTGGCGCTCACGGGGGTGGACTCGGTGCAGGTGTGTGGGAAAAATATGCTACCGAACAAGGCGAAAACAAACACAGTTGCCGGAATAACGTATACCGTAAATCCGGATAAAAGCGTTACGGCTAAAGGTACCGCAACCAGTTGGAGTAACATCGTCATTGATGCGGATTTCTCTTTGCCTGCTGGGACCTATACTCTTAACTCAAATATACAGACTGCTGATGTAAATCTGGTAATTGGAAAGGATACTTCGGGGAAGAAAAATATTGCCGTTTCGGCGACCGCGAGCAAAACGTTCACGTTATCCGATTCAATAAAACACTGTGTTGCGTATATTGCTGTCGCTCCTGATTCGGTAGTTGATACCACAATTAGACCTATGCTCAACCTCGGCAAAACGGCCATGCCCTACGAGCCATATAAAGGCAGTGTGACACCTATCCCCATCCCGCGCCCGCTACGACGTGTGGGCGATGTCAAGGATAAGTGCGTGACGCGGCAAAAGCATGAAGGTGCCGAAAAGCTTGTTGTGACGTACAATGTGGGTTACATTGCCAGCTATGCGGGCGAAAGTATCACAACGGCGTGGATATCCAGCACGGGAGCACTTTCCACAGGCGCAGAAGTTGCCTATGTGCTCAGTTCTCCCGAAGTGTACGCTACGGACCCGCTGGACATTGACAACGCCGCCGGGCCGCTCACCGTCATGACGGGCGGGGAACTTGAGGTGCGGATGACGGAGCTGGTCGGCTCCCGCACATACGATGCGGACGGCGACGGCGTGGTGGACCGGGCGAACAGCGTGGACGGGGGGACATATTGATGGCTTGGATTACACCTAAGACGGATTGGAAGGCCACAGACCCAATTATGCTTGACCCGGATTATATCCGCATTCGCGGCAATATTCTGCATCTGCGGGACATGGCTCGGCAGTTATATCTGCCGTTTCCGCTGGCGGAGATGGCCGACTATGGGCCGGATGGGTTTCCGTATGTGGAGTTTTTCGCGAACGTGGACAACAACGTTGACGCGCTGCTGGACAATACGTTCCGTCCACCGCGTTCCGAGCGTGCGCGCGATTACGCGGTCAATGGCCGTGTATGGAGTTATGACGATCTGCACCGAATAGAAAGTGCATTGCTGGGGCTGTACACAGCCCTGACAGCGCAACAGAACGCAAGGCAGACATTGGCCTTTACTATGGGAGGTGGCATATTTGGCGCGTGCATTTAAAGATATGATCGTGCAGGAAGCGGACGGAAAGCCACGGCTGACGTTCCGCAACCGGAAAGGCGCGGCTGTGCTGGAGGATGTTGCCGTGGAAGTGTCCAGTACCGTCCAACAGCAGGGCGACGCCTGGGGTGCGCTGGCTGCAAATCTGTTGCTGGAACTGGATGACGACGGCGTGCCTATTTTGAAATTGGATGGAGGGACATACTGATGGCCAAACAAGGAAGCATCAAACATTACCGGCAGAGCGGCGCCACAAAAGCCCCCGCTGATTTGCCATACAGCGAGATCGCTGTTGCCAAGGACGGGACCGTCTATGCCGGCAACGAATCGAACAAACCCGTAGAGCAGGCGAAGGCGAGCCACACCCATGACGACCGTTACTACACCGAAACGGAAATGAACACCAAGCTGAATGGCAAGGCCGACAGCGGGCACACGCATACAAGCATACGCATGTACAACAGTGATTGGTCCGGGACCGATGGTTCGATCACGCCAGTCTATGCGAATGCAAATAAAGATTACGTCAATCTCTCTGCCGGAAATGATGCAGGTAATAAGTGGCCGCATGTATCCTGCCAGCGTATCAACGGACATGCATTAAATATGTCCCTTTCCGGCACCACGTTGTCGATTACATGGTGAGGCGGTGGGGGCATGGCTCTAAAATTTAATGGTACAGATGTACCGCAAAGCGGAGAGGTGCGTTTCAATAACACAGCGCTGGCGGCTGTCAAAATGGGGGCAACGGAAGTTTGGAAGCGACAAAAAACGGTCTACCCCGGCGTACCGGTTGCGAATACACAGAACCTTGGATATGCCGCATATTTTACCGTTACTAATAGTGGCTCAGATATTAAAGTTGACGCATTCGGCGGCACAGAACGAGGATACGGACGCGTTATGCTTGGTGGATTTAGCACAATAGGTTATTCACAAATATATTTTGCCAATCTCCGGGCATTTATCACAAATAGCTTTTCCCATATCAAGGTGGCATTGAGTGATATAAACGGGAATGTTGTTCAACAGCTTATTTATTCCGAAGCAAACGGATTCGACACAACATATACCGCAAGCACTAAATTCAACATAAACTCCCCAAATGGGAATTACTATTTAATGTTAGAAGTTGAATCCGGTGCTACACACTTGGGAAAGAACGCGACTATTTTAATGAACGGATGCTATTTAATTTAAAACGGAGGAACAAAAAATGCTGAAAGTCACACTGAAAAACGGCAATGAATACGAACTGTTGGAAGATACAACAGTATACCCCAGCGGCAGCCCGAACGCCCGCAGCCGCATGGAAATTCACATGGGCGAGGATGCCATGACAGCGGCAGAATTTGAAGCGGCTTTTATGGATGAGGCTGCAACGGCGGAAATCCGATTGACAAAAACGACCGACGAGGACGACCCGAAAATCGTGTTTGACNNTGCCGCGCTGGGGCTGTAAAGGAGGATAAGCTATGGAACGAGCTAGATTTCCTATGGAGTTCCTGCGGGTGACTCAAGGCCCAAACGTAGGAAGCCATAAAGGCAGTAAAGCTATGGATTTCGGCGGCAAGGATACCGGGTGCGATGCAGTCTATGCGCCTTTTACCGGGCGCGTAGCGCGTGTGCGCACGGATTCCAGCCACGAGACCTATTTTGAAAGTCTGGAGCCCGTGGAGTTTGCCGATGGAACCGTGGACTATATGACCGTGACGCTGATGCATGACAACGTGCTGGACGTTCGCGCCGGGCAGGTGCTGCACCAAGGCGAGAAAATAGGCGACGAAGGCGGTTTTGGCGGCGGCAGGCCGGGGCGCTTCGGCGCGCATCTTCACCTTGAGGTGAGCCGGGGGCGGAATATCGCATACCAGGTGCGCAACGCACAGGGCACATACTGCACGCCGCAACAGGTAGATGTGTGGTCTGCGCTGTGGCTGGGGACGGATGTGCAGGTACTGGACGGCGGCGGTCGCCCGTGGAAACGAGATATACAGGAGGAAAGCGACATGAAATTTCTGAAAGTAACGAGCGGCAAATGCGAGGTGTTCACTGCGCCCGACGTGAACGCAGTGGACAAGCACTATAACGGCGGAAAGTTGACCGAGGGCGTGTGCTACCCGGTGCAGGCCAAGGTGGGCAGCTCCGGCGGGTACAACTGGGTTCGCATCTTCGTGGCGGGA